ATCTATCTTAGCATCTTTGAATCTACGCCTCCAAAAATAATCTAGAGGTGTACCATCACCATCAACTTGGATGGTAACAATTTGACCAACCTGATAACCGGGAAAAGGTTTATTGATTTTGATATCTATACTCATTATATCTCCTACAATGGTGTATCGTCAAGATCAGGAGTACCTTGCAAAAATTCAACTTGGGTACCAAAATCAAGAAATATTTTGAAATCAATATTTCTAAATGCAACATCTAGATCCGGTCCAACAGTATCCTCTTCATATATTTCAGCTACTTGTTGGAAGCTATAACTATGAATATACAATGCTGTATCATATGAGTTAACGCCATGTCCAGTAAATTGAACTGTATTCAACTTATCGGCAAATAATCCTGTACTAAGTTTGCTAAACAACAATGATCTCAATATTGGTCTCAGCAAATCGGCTGCTATATCTCGTGATTCTCTTGCAGCTATTTCAGTTACTACAGGAATAAAAACATATATTGTAAATGGCTCTATAATTTGCTGCCTATAATTGACATTTCTCTGTTGATTGTCTAACGCATCAGACTGTAGTAGTCTACTCTGTGATGCAATTACATCTTCTATCACTACAAACGCCCAATATTCATCAACTTCATGTTTGGTGTATAGTTGTACTATTCTTTCAAGATTTATTCCTGATGAAATACGTGGCTTTATTCTTATAAGAGCATCAATTGGATCTGGCAAGCTAGTAACTAGCTGTTCAAATTGAAATGTAACTGCGTCCAATACTTTATTCACTTTATGAGTTGTATTGTAATCTCTAAGTGACGATTCAGCATCGTGAAGAACTGGTGAACCGCTAGCAATTGTTATGCCCTTATCCATATCATCATAAAATATGGTATCGCCAGCAGTAAATGACGCATTTCCTATGTAAAACTTTACAAGTGAAATTATCTTTGTTAAATCTATTGTCCCGTCGGTATCATCTGGTGTTCTGTTAACAATATCTATGACTAGTTGTATCCAAGTATTTGCTGTAAAAGCTGATTTATCAAATTCAAATTCAATCCAATCAGTTGCTACCTGATCAACACTGCTTATTCTTATTCTAAATGCATCAGTCGTTCTCAAATTGGCAAATACACTTGAATCTACAAATACCCAAAATGAGAAATTAGTTAAAGCAGACATATCAACTGGTGCAACTCCTCCAATACCACCAACTTGAGAAGTTGACACACTTATAATATTTTGACCACCTATAGAAACTGCCTTCAAAGATCCTGTAGATTTTACTAGTGGAGCAACTACAGTAGACTCATTAAATATATTAGCAATAACACCTGCAAATTTAGAAACCTGATTATCATAAGTAAAAATTGAAGTATCAGGAACAGTAAATGTAATGGTTCTACGATTCACAACATTAACTCTTGTGAATGTTCCATTAAACTGTGCTTCTGCTGCACCAGTTATCCTGATAGTTTTAGTAATTGCGTTAGTGAGATCATGATCTGTAGTTGTTACCAATGTGGCCAGAGATCCAGATTTGGTTAGTGATGAAATAGGAATAGGTACATCACTATTAACAATGGCAAATGCTTGTCCAACTTCAAGCCTATGCTTATCGTTACATAGAGCTGTCATTACTGTGCCAGATCGAGTAATTGATTTTACAGCAACATCTGTAGTAAATTTATCAGTAAGTTGCGGTAGAAGCACATTCATCTGCGTGACAATATCAGACGCTTTCATTACACTCTCTCAAATTCTCTGAGAATAGCTCTACGAAAATGTTCTTGCGTGTTTCGCTCAAGTCTATTGACGGCATTCTCAATACTTGGTCTTGCAGCCATGTTCTTTGTACCATCTTCTACGAACACATCATACGCGGGCGCGCGCGAGCTGGCGTTAGTTGCAAATCCATAGCCAAAATCCATTCTATCATATCCATGTACTTTCCAACTAACTGATTTGCGTAACGTTCCTGATAAATTTGCATGAGTTTCACCAGGTGCTGATGCGACGTGCCGCCTAACTCTACCACCTCTTGTCCTTACAAAATATGTTGCACCGCCTTTTGGTTTTCTCAATATTTCTTTGTTAGCTTCATTTTTTAAATCTCTACCAACTTCAAACCACGTCCGTCTGATTCCTTCTCTAGTTGTTGGAATAATTCTATCAATCCTTCTAAATACAGCATTGTTTCTCATATCAGCTTGGAATCCAACAATACTCATCCCTGAGCAGCTCCCAAATCCTTATCGCCACGTTTCATACAACGTAGTCTCATAAAATCGTGACGCTCATCTAAATCTTCAACATTAACAATATTCAAATTATTGCCTTCAAATTCAATCCAAGTTTCTGAATTTACTCTCTCATCAAACCTTATAATGATTTCATGACTCAACGCTACATCAACATTAGCACCAGTAAAAATAGTTTGACCCATTATTGTTTTAACACTAGCCCAAACAACTTTTGTTCCACTAAATTCCTCTGTGAAATCTGGATCACCAAACTTAGGCTCTTGGATATCTCTATCATGAAGCTTAACACGTTGGCGCAAATCTCCCAAACAAGGCTCACGACGTTTCCTAAGCAACAGAGTTTTAGCCACAATCATCCTCTTGAATTGTAGCACAGATAACATCAAACGCTGTAAAACCAGCAGCAGTTAAACGTATTTCAATTTCTATATCAAATTCAGTTTTAGCTCGTGGATCTTTATGAGCAGGATGAGTACCAGGAAGCAATCCTTGAAAGCCCCAATCTCTAGTGTTCAAATCTGCTGTACCAAATTCAAACATAGTAACTTGAGCACCAATTATTGTTCTAAGTCTATTGCCAACAGCAGCAGGACCAAGTACAGTTCCAACTAAAGTAATTTCACCTAAAGCAACATCAATTGATCCAACGGTAGCAGAAACATCAGTGACTCCATTATCACGAGTTAATTCAAGTTGATCTCCTATTTCAAAAACTCCAACATTAGATACACTAATTACACCAACAGATCCAACTATTGCTACTGTAAGAACCTCATCTTCACTAGGATCATATACATTAAAAAATGAACTTGCTCCAGCAGCATTATCCAACGGAACATTAGGATCAGCTTGAACATTCGTAGGCGCAACTGCCCTAATTTGGCGATCTGAAAATCGCTTTATCAACTCTCTAGCCATTACAGAATCTCCACACTAAAACAGATAACTTGTAGAGTTTGACTTTCAAATTCTATTACACCTGGAACTCCAATGAATGGTGGAGCACCTACGATGCCGCGTCCACGCCTGACCTTTTGAAACCAGGCGCGGAACGACGGCACTCTGTAGACAAAACGCGCCATTTAACGCGCCATTTATCCAAGAATTTCTTCAAACGTAATAGAACCAGCAAAGCCAGCGCTGGTGACGGCATTAGGCAGTGTAACAACGAAAACGTCCAATGTCGCCGTGCTACTAAGTACAATTCTCTCCTCGGGCGTAGGAAGATAAAGCCAACCAGCCTGAAGATTGAACGTATCACTCAACACAATAACAGGTGTCGCTGCCGGAGTAGTATCACTTGTTCTAGCTGCTGTCGATGCCGCTGGCGCACCTACCATATGCGCTTCAGGCGTAACAGAAGCACCACCAGAACCAATAGCCGCAGCTCTAGCAAGTTGAATTTCAGCCATCTCAGCTGACGCATCGCCAGCAAGAGTTGATTGGCCAATTCTTACGCTGTGAACAATAACAATATCAGGTGTTAGTACAGGTCCAAGAGTAAGAAAGTCTTGAGCCAAACTTTCAGTTGAAGAAAATCTCGCAGTATACATCAAACCTTGCATTTTCTATCTCCTCAAATTGTGCCCATAAGCACGTTTTGTCATCCAACTAACTAGCCATCCTATGTCGGTCGGAACCGACGGTGGTACAAATACACCTGAGACAACTTGCCTCTGACGCAATTGTTGTCGCACATCAAATACTTCTCTTTCCCGTCCAAGCTGCTTTCTTTGTTGTTCAATAGCACCAAGAAAACCAGGAACCGTAACGCCACCAAAAGTGACTGGTGCTTTGAATGGGAATACTCTGTGAAGTTGCCATCTAA